ATTGCAGACCTATTTTCAGACGTGTCTTTTACTTTGTAGGTACTGAACTCAAACTTGTTATTGGAGTCAAGGAAACGTTCTAAAAACACTCTCTGTCCTGGTTTTAATACAATACCACCAGTGGATATGTATTCACCATTCAATTTGATTTTACAGAGAACCGTTTTGTTTTTTGGATTATGGATTTCGAATTCGAAGTTGTCTTTATCGTTAAGGAAGACAACGTGTCCGTTATAGACTTTTAATCTCGACTTTTTCTTTGTGATGTGCGCAGTCGGCTTGCCCACTTGTGTTGCGTAATTCATTTTGTTTAATTTTATATTAGCTTATGACTACGTTACCAATACCTTTGTATCCGTGAATACTCTACAGCCATTTAGACTGGGCACTGATAAACTAAAATCTATCTATAATTATACAATAAATTTTTTTGTTGAAAATAATTATTTTGTTATCTTTGTAAAAACTATGAATATGAAATATATCCTAACCCTACTATTTGTATTTGTGTCTTCAATTTCTTATTCACAGAATAAAGGATACGTGTATTATCTGAATGAAGTGAAAGCCTCTGAAGACATCGAACAAATGAAAAAGTACGGAATGAATGTTAAATTCGAATATAAACTTATAGACATTGAAAAATTTACGTCTATCAATAACTTATTGGAAGATTACAAGAAATACATTCTTACTTATTACAGACAGATTAATTCATTAAAGTTTTTGGACACTTATCAGTTTAGTAAGTTAGATAAGACAAAAATGAGAGTTCAAAGTGTTTGTTATGTACAATACAAGAATTCCGAAGTGAAGTGGGGTGGTTGTAAATACTTCGAAATATTTCATGTAAATTCAGATTTATATTTTACACCCTATGTGAAAGAATATTCTGACCGTTATGAAATGGAAGTACTTATCGCTGAGAAGATTAAAGGGCAGTTACCGTAAGGTCAACTCTCCTAAACTCCTTATTTTCTTCCTCGGTTCCGCACTTACCCTTAGACCCTTGAGCGATAACTCTAAATCTAGCATCTTTGAGTTTTGGTACATTTGCAACTAAAAAGTCCTTAAGATTTTGCGCTCTTGCCTTGGTTAAATTCAAATTACCCAAATCATTTTTATCGGCTTGTGAGTCAACAGTTACGTCAGGATAAGTGGCTTTATCTTCACTCCACTTTCCGTATGCCTTGTTTGATTCTTTAAAACCAGCACTACATTTTGATGCAGATGACTGAATGTCGAAGACAAATTTAGACATATCATTACCTTCAACAAACTTTTTAAACTCGATGAACTTGGGGTCTTTGAGGATGGCGTCTGCGGTTGGCATTGATACGTTATCCATAAATTTATCACCCAAAGGTACAGGTTGTGGTGGTGTGGGTTTTTTTCCCGGAGTTTCGTTAGGTTTTTGTGGTTGAGAAGTCCCTATAGATACTGGATAAGATGTGACTAAGGTCGGCATTACTAAAGAGAAAACTCCAATTTTTTTACCATAAAATTCATCTGTGTAAGGATTAAACGGTGTCCTTGAACCAACCTCAAGGTCGTCAAAGTTAATCATGTTCTTTTTTCGGAAAGGGCCCCCTTCAACAGATATTGCAACGGTGATAGGTTTTCCATTGTACCAAGTAACTCCAAAATATCTTTCATTTAATTTTAAACCACTTTTATCGGTCCCTTGATAAAGAAATGCGTTTTTAGTTAATTCATTACCAAAATCATAATCATATTCTTTTTTAGATATTTTAATCATATCGAATAAGAACTCATTATTTCCAATATTTGGTAGAGGTTTATTTTTCAAAACTTCAACTTTTGTAGGTCTACCTTTATCATCTTTGGACGTTATAGTTGTTTGATATGAGGTCTCCGCATCTGAAGCATAAACAAGATATGTCTTTTTCCAATCTATGTAGTCAGAACCAACAGATTTTGATGGTTGTGATAAGAAATATATGAAATCTTCGTCTCGGTCAAGAACGACATTCGGACTCCCTGCACCCTGTACTGGTTCTTGTTCTAAAATTAAGTATAAATTCTTTGTGGCATTTTCATGAAGTTTCAAGATTCTCTCTCTTTCATCTACATCAATATTGAATGTTTGTTTTATCATATCTAAAAACTTTTAATTATAAATATCCCTAAAACAAAAAAGGGTCCCTTGTGAGGACCCTTTTGTATGGTTAGATAATTGATTATCTCAATTCTCTTAAGTCGAAAGTTCTAACACCATCAACTGTGATTCTACCGTAGAATCTGTTATTCACCATCTTCTTAGCGTATCTAGTCATGATACCTTTGATTGGAGTGAAGTTAAACGGATTGTACATAGTAGGAGTTAATTGTAGAGGTACGTACGGTGCGTAGATGTAACCTGTATCAAGTAAAGATGTACCTTTGTGACCCATTAACACTTGGTTTGGTGGGAAGTAAGGGTCTCTATACACTTGGTAACGACCTGCTAAAGTACCAACTCTTTCAATACCCATGTTGTATTGGTCTTGCTCAGGAGCTGCGTTTGAAACGTGGAAATATTCCAAGTCATCAAAAATAGCACTGATTTCAGAAGATACAACAATCCAGTTTGCTCCACCTCTTAAGGTAGATTTGTGGATTTGAGCTGAAATTTGGTTGATAGCTGTGATAAGCGTTTGGTTCCAGTCTTTCTGAGTGTAAGGAACAGCAGAAGAACCTAATCTCTTCCAACCGTTGTAATCCCATCTTAAGTTCCAAGCCGCACCTTTTCTAAGGTCTCTCAAGATTTCTCTATCGATTTCAGCCGCAACTTGCTCAGATAATAAAGCTGTTAATTCAGCTTCAGCATCGATGTTGTGGAATGCCGCAACGTCTTGTGCCATTTCTGGAGACCATTGTGCTCTTAATTTTCTTTCAGTTACAGAAACTGTTACAGACATAAGGTCGAAAGAAACTTCACCAATTCTGTCTTCGAATTCCAAGTTCTTATAGATTCTATAAGTAGCTGTGAACGCTTCGTTAGCAGCTGTTGTAGAAGAGAATGTTGAACCTGTATAACCGTCTAATGAACCACCACAAGTGATACATACTGGTACTTGTAAGTCAACCTCTAAGTAGATTACACCTTCAGCATCACACAAGTTGTCATATTGACCACCATCAGTTTTACTGTTAGGGAATACTAATGTAGCGTTGTTGTTACCGTACTGAACGATACCTTTACCATATCTTTGAGTTACAACTCTGAATAAGTAAGGGTTGTTAACGTTAGCAGAAGTTGTTGGGTTACCAGCAGCTCCTTTAACAGTCAAATCAGATAAGAATGCTTCGTTATCCATTGGTTGACCATCAGGTCCGATTAACTTACCTGCTCCATCAGAAGCAAATCCTGACATTGCAATCAATACTTTTCTGTAATCAGAAGTAGTATATGCAGAAGGTACTAATGAATCAGCTAACCATGCTACAGTCACAACATCAGCAGTAATTGCTGAAAATTGTCCTTTTGAATAGTCGAATAAACCTGGTGGGTCTAACGCTGGTTCGTTACCTTCATAGAATCTATCGTAAAGGTCCTTTGTGTTGTTATAGTCATAACCTGAGTTTGGAGTTTGGTCAGCAGCTGCGTTTGGTGAACCGTAAGGTGCCCAGTGTTGATTTTGCTCATTCTCATAAGACTGAATGTTAGGTACGAAGTAGAATAATTTACCGATTGGTAAGTTCATAGCTTGTACTGAAACGATATCGTTTGCTAATAATTTAGAGAAAACTCTTCTAACGATAGGGAAAACAACTGTTTCAAATGCACCTGTATCAGATGTAGATGATGCTTCGTTAATTAAGTGTGAAGCTTGGTTTTCGTAAAGTTGAGCTACGTTCTCTCTCATGTGACCTTTAAGACCCTCTAAGAATCCTAATTTGTCCCATTTGTTGATTGTATCTTCTTTGATAACTTTAAGGTGCTTAAGACCGATGTTACCAACAAGACCTGATTCTAATAATGCTCCCATTTTAAAATATTTGTTTTGTTTAATTTATTTTTTTTACCCAATTTTACTCATCAAGTCCTTCATTCTCATGAATTGAGGATTCTCGTAAGTTTTTGATTCAATTAGGGTAGTTGATGAACCTGTTGAAACATTTTTATTTAATTTTGTTTCAACTGACTCGTTAATTGGTGTTGATTCAGTTTTAGATAATTCATCTTTAATTGACTTATAAAGATTTTTAGATTCTTTCAAAGTTTCTACATTATCAAATCTTCTAAGAATATTTATTTTTTCTTTTTTAGTAGTCGAATGTTCAGTGAATAATCTTGTAGCATATGCTAAGTTTGAATTGAAGATAGCAACTTCATTAAGTTTTTCTCTAAAAACATTTAATGCTTTTCTATACTCTTCATTTTTCTCTCTCAACATATTCACTTCTTCGGTAGATTCAACCTTTACTCCGCTATTACTGTAAACAAAATTTCTGTTGTTAGTAATACCTTTTCTAAGTCCTCTTCCTTCTTTTGAACCCATTCCATAAGTTCTAGCAGCTTCTTTAGTTTCTTCCTTTTCGAAAGCTTTTCTCTTCAAAGTGTCACCTTTTTTAGTTGTGAAATCTTTATCACCCTTATGAGTTTTAGATTTATCACCCTTGTCCATTCCGTAATCACCTTCTTTTGTTTCTGCTTTAACAACTTTGGATTTTCCTTCCATATTTGCACCTTTCTTGTATTCGAATTTTGCTTTACCAGTACCTACTGATTTAGGACCTTCTTTTTTGTCCTCTTTGAATCCACCTGCAGCTTTATCTTTG